GTAGGGAAAAACTCATCCCTAAACTCATACCTTCTACCATTCTCAACTCCACGAACGAGGAATTGATTACCAATTAATTGAACATTAGTGTAAAACTTCATTCGTCGTCGTCATTAAAAAAAGAACCGAATTGACCCCTACTACCAGGTTCTCTATTATCAAGAATATCCATAATTTCGTCAAACTTTTTAGTCTGCTCCATATCCATTAGGATTTCGGATAGTTGTTTGACCACTAAAGGTTTTTCATTTACTGCAGCCGATTTGATTGCGGCACGAATATGAGATTCTGCATCACACAGATGATCAAGAGTTTGTTTAGATAGTGCCATTACTTAGTCAGGTCCTCATACTTTTCGATTAGAGTTGGAGTCGGATCTACGATAGTGATAATCTTATCAGAACTAATCATAAAGACATCTTCTCTGGTTGCATCCATCATCCAAGATTCTAACATACCACCCTCTACTAGGAGAAATGGATTGGTCAGTTTACAGTCTGGTTCTCCAGGAACAGATGCGGCAACCTCATCAATTTGTGATACCAATACCTGGTTGTTCGTCAGTAGAATTGCTTTGATCGTCTTGTCCATAATTTAAAACATCCTCAGTGTACATTTTTTCTAATTGTTTGACTGGATTTACCATGGTTACTAACCAGTCGGAAGGAATTGGAATAACTTCATCTTCAGAAAGAGCAATCCAGGGAATCAAAGAAACTTCAAATCCTGCTTTCACCTCACTCTTTTTCTTATCAATAACTCCAGGATTCTTCATTTTTACTAAACATGGTCTACGAAGAAAATAACCAATGACTTTTTGTTCTTCGTCTTCTCCGACAGCCATTTCATTTATGTCGGAGATTAGTTCTTCTCCAGACTTTAGAATCATAAGTTTAATAGTCATTTTCCACCAGTTTCGTATCCAAATTGGTCATCTTGTTCTTTTAGTTTACGTTGACGAATATCTTCGTGCAGTCTTGCAATGGCGGCACGAATTTCAGGAGTATCATCATATTCCCATTCATCATTCTTTTTATTCTTAAATGATTTCTTACCCATAGAGAGAGCATTCTTTTCACATATTTTACCAAGAAAAAAGAGGGGTGTCAACTGGATTTTGCCAGTTACCCCTCCGTCTGCGACGACGATATTCACTTCTATTTATTGGATTGCCAGGGGTTGCAATCGGTCAAGGATCTCACGATAAGCAGGAACAATATCGCCTTCATCATTCCTGAACAGATCTTTATCAAATCTCTCATCACTACCAATCTTCCACAGTCTCATACTATCAGGACTAATCTCATCGGCAAGTAGCAACTCACCATGAGCTGTGTATCCATACTCAACTTTAAAATCTACAAGATCAATACCCATAATGTAGAACATCTGACGAAGAAAATCATTGATACGAAGTGTCATCTCAATGAAAGGTTCGGGATCGTATCCCATCAGACGCACACGATCTGGTGTCAGGAGAGGATCGTGCTTACTATCATCCTTCAGAAAAAACTCAACAATCGGTTGCGGTAGTGGAGTACCTTCTACCAGAGTTGTCTCGCGAACAATAGATCCAGCAGCACGATTCCTACAAATAACTTCTAAAGGAACGATACCTACCTTCTTACAAATCATTTTGTTAGCACCAACCATATTAACATAATGAGTTGGGATATGCTCTTTGGAAAGTTTCTCAAAGATAATAGATGAAATACTACAACAAAGAGATCCTTTTCCTAAAGGGTGATCTTCCTTCTCACCATTCCCTGCAGTGACTTTATCGTGATACTCAATAATGACTTGCTCTGCATCATCACCTTGATACACAGTTTTTACCTTTCCTTCGGTAATTACTTCCATAAAAAAGAGGGTGTTTTATCACCCTCTAGTATAGCATATGTGTCAATTAAAACCAAATCTTTTTATTATGGTGTTCTGGAACTACTCTTCCAAGAGTAATACTTAATAACCCATCCTCAAATACAACTGATCTAACTTCCGTCTCTTCTGCCAATGTCCAAGTTCTGGTGAAAGATCGTTGAGCCATTCCTCTATGGACATATGTTTTTTCGGACTCAGTGTCCTCCCTTTGCCCTTCGACAAAGAGTTTTCCGTCTTGTGTGTAGACATTTACTTCTTTCTTCTTAAATCCTGCAAGCGCAATTTCTAGTAGCGACTCTACATTACTAACCTCAATTAAGTTATAGGGAGGATAGTTTGTCGTTGTCTCATGTAGGTCGAACACTCTATTTAGGTAATCGTTCATACCAATGCTGTTTTTAGAAATTTTATCTAATAGCACAGGCAAATCTGCAGCAGTATACCTTGTAAGGTTTCCCATGATTCTTAGCTCCTTTAAAAGCGAGTTTGTGTTTTGTGGACCCCGAAGGCATCCATACTTATTTATAACACAAAAAATAAAAAAACGGGGTAGTGAACCCCGTAGTTTTTTATTCGGTTATCAACAGTCAACAGCAAGACCGTCAGTTCCTTCTTTTTCATTACCAATTTTTTGTGACAAAGCACCAAGACGTTGGAAAGAAATTTTACCGTGATTCTTACAGACAGCAGATGTGTAATCCAAACAAAGATTGTGCATCATCATCAATTCTTTGTGAGAATCTTCACGTCCATCATCAATCTCTTGGTGAGTCGTAGCATCACTATGAAAATCAACATACTTGTAAATACTGCCGTTATTCACATAGTTCCTCATAATCTTGGGGAACATGCGAAGAGTGCGAGTGCTGTCTTTGGTATTCAAAATATCAGCACCAATACCACTACTTTCAAGGTGTGCCTCAGCTTCGTCACGGGTAAAGGAGTTGACAATTCCGCGACGAGCAAAGTCTTTTGAGACTGTCTGAGCAATGCCATTGACTTGATCATTAGAAAGATTCAAGTCAAGACTATGAACCCAACGGGCAACCGCTTTCTTGCTACGGTCAGCACGGACTTCAAAACGTTTGCGACCAAGTTCAACTAACTCATCCTTTGTAATGACTTTTGCCCCGTCACCACCATTAGCAGCAGCACGAAAGTCATCAATAAAATCTTGCTTAGTTACTTGAAACTCAGTTTTAGTGGACTCATCAATCTCATACTCCGCAAAGATCCACTCTTCATATCCATTGAGAGCAAGGTTCTTGTAGCGGTTGAATCCATTCAGCAGATTGTCATCTGGAAAGATTGATGGCGTAAGTTTAGAAGTATTGAGACCTTTTTCAAGGGAAGTTTTTAGGACATCGTTGACACCAGTGCCACCAATACGAACAGTATTGTCACTGTTTCCATCAGCATCCTTAGTATTGACTTGATCAAGACAACGCCAAACATATCGTTTGAATCTCCATCCAGCAACAACCAGAGGTGCCGGGAGTGCTGCTTCTACTTGTTTCCTAGTTGCAGCGGGCACGCCTTTCTTGGGAATTTTGATAAACATTTGGTTTTCAGAGGTGTAAAGCCGTCAGGCTTGTTTACCTCAACATTATAAGGGAAAACCCCAGGAATGTCAAGCATTCTCTGGGGTTCGGGTTTCCGACTTTCGTAGAGACCGCACGAAAGGTCTCAGTCTTATTTAGTTACTTCTTCTTGGGGTTTAGTCTTTTTACCAATATTATACTTCTGCTCAAGGACCCATTCGCCTTTGTCGCGATATGCAAGAACCTTGATTTGATTTAGGGGTGCAATATCTGCAACAGCGTCTTCCTTTACTACAGAGATAAGTCCCCAGTCAGCAAGAAGACGAGTAATACGATTACGTCTCTGAACATCATTTAATGTAAGATTTGCCCTCTTTCCATCTAGAGCAAACAACTCTTTGAAGTGAACGATAAAATATCTTCCTTGCTTATGCAGGATGTGACAAGACTGATAGAGTTTCTTTTCCTTGCGTGATGCAACACCAATCCTTGTCAGTGTTTCTCTTACCTTCAGAAAATCGTCAGGTTCATTAAGAAGCACCTCAACCATCTGGTCCTGGGACCACTCAACTGTAGGTTCCACAGTAGTCATTTCATTCCTCCAACATCAAGTCGTTGTTTAATAAAGTTAATCTGTTCGTTTGTCAGAATTTTCAGAGCCTGAGATGCCTTCTCATTACTATAACCATAGTATTGTTTGACACATTCTAAATCTTGGACTTTATCCTTTCGGAGCCAAGGAGAGAACCTCTTTCTTTTCCTCAGACTATTTAGATAAAACGAATATTGCATATCTTTATCAAGAAAGTTATACTTATTCATTTCGTTTGCATACATCACACAGTCCATGTGACCAGATAAACAACGATTGATAATATAAGGAGGATATTCTTTACTGTGTTCTGATAGATCTTCTTTGTTGAAGTTAATTGAGTTAAGCCA